AATGCTATCAATGAAATAACACATGTCACTGGTGGAACTGCCCCCACAGAATAGGAGGCCAACCAATGAATGTTTTAAATGCTGTTATTTAGCTTCGCCGTGATAATGATTATAATTATAAAAAAGTCGAAAACTCATTTATCCCCGCGAATGGTGAAGTTGTGCTGGTTGATACGGCTAAAGATGGATTAAGAGCGAAAGTAGGCGATGGTTACTCTACTTTCGCTCAACTTCAATATACTGATGCAGATTTGCGTAATACAGTTTTACATGGGTATTTTTATCAAGATAATTTTTATCAAGATTCATTACATACTGTTATAATGAATGGAATGATTAATAAAATTTATATTGATGATGCTGCGAGAAAATTATATTTCTTTGATGGTACACGATATATTACTATTCAAGATACTTTAGTTACAGCAACCGCATAGACTCCTGGGGTTGTAAAACTCTATGGAACAACAGGTCAAAATATTGATGGTACAATGACACAAAAAGCTATTACAGATGAACTAGATTTACGATATAAAGCTAGCATTGATAGCGATAATGAATTATTAGTTTTTTCATTTTAAGGAGGAAAAATAAATGGCTCAAACTTATGTAAATAATGATAATGTTCTTTCTAAAGTAAAATTTGGAAATACTACCTATTATATGAAGGATGCTGCCGCTCGTGCTATCCTTGATACATTTGGTGACATTGTCACTTATAATAAAGCTACAACTATTGCCGATGGTGGCACAGGTATCCCTGATGCAGACCAGGTTTATGATTTTGTTATTAATCAGGTTGCCTCTGTTGGTAAAGCCCTTAACTTAATTTCTGCTACAGACCATACAGCTGTTACAAGTCCAGCTATTGGTGATTTCGTAGTTGAAAGTGATGGTTCAGAATGGTTATATGATGGCCATGCATGGCGTGAAGTCGGTACTGAAAATGCTTATGTCGTAAAGACACAAACTATTGCCGGTATTGATTTAGCAGATAATATTACTAAGGCTGAATTACAAGAAGCTCTTGAGCTTGGTGCTCTTGCTTATCTTGATAGCGGTTCAGTCAAAGTAACTACAATTGATAGCTTTAATAGTTTTAATACTGGTAAAGCTGGCGAATATAGCGTATCTTCTACTCCAGTATCAGTACCTGCAACTTATAGTGCACTTGATGTAACACCTGCTGGTTCTGTTGAAATTACAGCTGGAACAGCTGCTGCTGCTTCTTATGATAAGACTACTTCTGTAGCAATTTCTTCTGCTGCTCCTGTTGATGGTACCAGTGTTGCTAACTATACTCCTGCTGGTAGTGTTACTGTTACTAATGTCACAGTAACTCCAAGCAATGTTTCTGTTGCTAAGGTAACCGACGCTGGTCAAGCCTATCAGCTTCAAAAAGGTAGTATGACTCAAGCAGCTGATACTACAAGCGCTTTTGCTACTGAAGGCGTAACCGTTTCTATTGATGAAAACGATAGTGAAATGTTAGTCTTCACCAATGCTGGTACAGCAAATGCTGTTACTGCTTCTGGTGCCGTAACTTATGTTGACCCAACTCTCAGCGGTTCTCTTCCAACATTTGGTTCTGAAAGCGTTGTTTCTGGTATTTCTAGCGCAAGTGCTGAAGCTTCCTTCTCTGGCACTGGTGTTGTCTTAAGCGCAGCTCCTGCTTATACATCAACTGCTGCTTCTGTCACTCAACCTACCTTTACTGCTGCCTTTGAAGGCACCAGCAAGACTGTTACTCCCGCCGTTGCTACAACAGTTCAAGCCGCTGGTACCGATGGTAGTGTAACAGTTGCAAGCGAGAGTATTACACCTTCTGCAGTAAGCACTGAAAAGACAGTTTCTGTTACTTTTGCTTAATTAATTTAAACCCTTTGAAATGATAGGGGTTTTTATTAAAAATAAATTATAAACTCTTGAAAGGACAGAGGATATAATTTTTTCTCGGGTAGAGGATTATTATATCCTCTACCCGATTTTTTATTACCTATGTATAAAGAATTTATAAAATTAGATACTACTGTAAATTGGAATAAAGCTATTAATTTTATTCCAAAAGCAGGTGAAATTATTGTATATGAAGATTCAAATATGCCAAATCGTTGGAAAATTGGCGATGGCATAACCAAACTAAATGACTTACCGTTTATTGATATGAATAATTATTTCATTGAAAATGAAGATACATTAGTCATTAATACTAGGTAAAGGAAGGAAATAATATGGCTGATTTATCTAAAATTAAATTAAATGGAACAACTTATAATTTTAAAGATGCTGTAGCTCGTTCATAGCCTTATTATGGAGTTTGTGAAAGTGCATCTACTGCTATTGAAAAAGTTGTAACAGTAGATGAAAGTTTTGTTTTAAAAACTGGTGTACAAGTTACTATAAAGTTTGTAAATAGTGTCGTTTATCAAGGACGGAGTTTCTCATTAAATGTTAATAACACTGGAGCAAAAACTATTTATCGGTATGGAGGTACAGGTTTAACTAATCCAGAACCCAGTTCCTGGTATGCTAATTCAATAGTTACTTTAACTTATGATGGTACAAATTGGATAATAAATAATGAAGTTGGGCCTTATCCCCTCACACTTTCACAAGCTACAGCAACTTAGGGTATAGAAACTACTGGGAAATTAATTACTGCAAAAATATTAAATGATACTATTACTAATAAATTAGCTGTAACTAATACATTATCATCTGGTACTCTGATTGCTACAATTAATGGCACAAATATTTATGCACCGTCTTATACTGACGCAGATGGGGTGAGTTATTAATGGCAAAAGTTTTAATTAGTGATTAGTATCTAACTGATATTGGAAATGCTATTCGTAGTAAGAATGGTTTATCTAATACATATACTCCAGCTCAAATGGCTGCTGCAATTACTGCTATTCCTACTGGTGGTGGTGGGACAGATTTATCAACATATAAAACTATTTATTTTAGTTATGATGCTCCATTAGCTAGTCAAGGCAATGATGGAGATATATTTATAGTAGTAGAAAGGAGATAACATATGGCAAGCTTAACCGTTTATGCTACCAATTATGATGGTACACGAAGCTCTTTCCATTCTAATACTAATACAAATACATTTGATAATATTTATAATTAGGGTGATTCATCTACTTCTACTGGTAGATTTTATTGGAATACTGGTGATGGTGTTAGTAGCAATTTATTATTATTATTTGATACTTCTGATTTACCAAGAAATATTAAAATAACAAAAGTGACTGGTTCTATTAAAGTTAAACTTGATACGGCTACTACATCATACTATACTGCAGCAACCGTATAGATTATGGCGAATAACATAGGAAAAGGCAGTTCAGTAAGTTATAATAATAGTGCTTCAATAAAAACTTTAGACGGTGGTATTGATTGGACGCGTAATGAACTAAATGATTTATGTATCAATGTAAGTGTTACTCGTGGTAGTAATGGTGTAACTTATTCTAGATATACTGATGTATATGGCTGTACAATTACAATCACATATGAAGAATTAGGTGATGACTTAGCTCTACAATCTGATTTTTATTATAAACAAAATGGAATATGGATTTATGCTAGCAGTTTTGATGACTGCATAGATAAGGCCTAGAATTATATAGTGAGTGTATTAACATGAAGAAAAAAATAAATATAAATTTTAATTTTGTATCTGAAGATACAAACATTGATGAAACAAGATTAAATGAATTAAGTAATTTAATGCTTGCAGGTATCCAAGATTCATTGGATAATAAAGAAGTTATAATTAAAAGTTTTAATGTAAAACTTACTGAAGAATAAAAAAAATAAGGGCCATGCCGCCTACCAATTTTATTACATTTTTTATTATTAAAATTGGTAAGCGGCATGGCCCTTATTTTTTTTATTCAGCTACGGGTTCCGCAGGCTTTAATTCTTTTTTATTATTATTAACTTCAGCTTCAATTTTCTGAGTAATTAATTCTTTTAAATCTCCTACTGCTGTCTGCAAATAGTCCATAGCATCTTTGGACATAATTTGAATAACTGCATCATAAGTTTTCTAAAATGCTTCTTTCTATGCTTCTGCATCAAAAGCATTTTGTTTCTTTAAAGCTTCAGTATAGGTTTGGTTGGTTGTAATAACACAATTAATTATTGTTGTAGTGAGCATATCCATATATTTTTGATAAAGCTCATTATCTGTTTTCTATTTTAACTCTTCATTTTTTGCTTTGATATAATTAACAACATAAACAGTTAAAATACCTAATAAAGGAACAATACATAAGTCCCAAATTTGTTTTAACATTGACATCCAATCCATAATTTAAACCTCCTTTTAATCTTCAAATACTATAAAAAAATAAGACAAAAAATTAATCTAAAATACCCATAAAAAATTTTTGGCAAAAATTATTAAATCATCCTCCTAAAAAATTACATATTATTGGAAAGACAATTCCAAATTTTTTCCAGAAGGATGGTAAAACAAATGTATAATTATTATCAAACTCCGACACAGCAGCCTCAACTTGCGCGGTTAGCGCCTTACCCTCTTAAAGGGCATCCTGTGTCATCATTAGAAGAAGTGCGCGCGCTATCCATTGATTTTGATGGGTCTATCTTCTATTTCCCTGATATAGCCAATAAGCGGATTTATACAAAACAAATCAACGTGATGGACGGCACAGCGCAACTTAACATGTATGAACTAAAACCTCTTCCAACAGAACCAACAGCTGAAGAGTATGTCACTCGCACCGAATTTAAACAAACTCTCGATGCTCTTCTATCCAAACTGGCGCCTCCTCCATCTACAGAACCTTCCTCTGTAAGTAAGCAATTTTAAGGAGGAGCTATGATGAATTTTAAAAACATAGTACAACTTATGCGAGCCGGACAAAATCCGGAACAATTTTTTATGAACTATATTTAGCAAACACTTGGAAATACTCCAATGGGAGCTAACCTCCTTAATTTAACCTAGTCTCATGATTAGGCCAGCCTTGAAAAAATAGCGCGTAACTTATGCGCGCAGAAGGGATTGGATTTCGATAAAGA